TGCGGCGTTTTACCTAACGATTACAGTAGGTTACGCTACGTGTGGATAATAAGTGACCAGCAAGTGACCAGGTAGGTAGGCTGGCGCGCGTAGCTCAGGCCCTAGTCCTAGTCCTCCCCCCCCTTAGGCTAGCCTAGCCTAGGGGGCAGGGGGCCGGTACCAGGTAGGGGGGTAGGCGCTGCCTCCGGCGTCGTTAAAATTTTACGCCACCTACTTTCCACAAACGGACTTGACCTTCGCAACAGGTTAGATTATCTTCCTCAAAAGATAGATTATCTTAGAGGGTAGGTAGTTATGAAAAGCGGCATGAGTGAGCTCAAGCTTGAGCGAGAGACGACGATCGTATGGAACGAAGCGGAAGCGGAGGCTATGATATGGTCTGCGAGCCCGGCCTTTCACAGAAAGATGGCAAAGCTCGGGATCGAGCCATACCAGGAAGTGGGCAGAGGGGGGAGGGAGCGTAGCTATTGGTATCGTATACCATCGGTGTGGGTGCGTGTCCGCGCTCCGAAACGTCGAGTATTGACCGATGAACAGCGACAGAAGATGGCTGAGGTAGCCCGTAGGTCGTTCTCGAAGAAGGTAAAGGTATAATGTCTTGTAATCTGGACATAATGACTGGAGGGAACATAGGCGATGACGAAGGAAGAGAGTCAACGGTTAAGGGTTGAGATAACGAGGATAGCGAACCGGGCGAACGTACCCGCTTTGCGAGCGATTTCGATGGTAAGGGAGATGATAGCGGACTGGGGAGACGCGGGTCCCAGGGCGTTTGTGGTGGTGTACTTAGACAGGTTGCGGCTTGACATAATAGAGCTTGGGGAGAACAGGGAATGGGGGGGGGACAATGGGACCATCGTGTGAGCAGCCGGGGTGCAAGTCGAAGGCGACATTCAAGGTATGGCGTACAGGGAGGACGGGGGAGAAGGTGTTTTGCGGGCCTCATTTAGCGGTAAAGGTTGGGAAGTACGAGCTGCGGGCAGAGAGGCTAAAATGAACGAACCACTATTCAAGGTATTGGCGCTTTGCATGCTAGCGGGTCTGATTGCGACAGCTTTGGTAGCGTGGGCGCCATAGGGGGGGCAATGAAGAAGGGAGAGAAGAAGCCGACCAGCGGCAGGCGGGGTGCGCCCCGTAATGAAGACGGGTCATTTAAGAGCAAGGCAGAAGACCCGAACAAGAAGAATGCTGGTAGGACAGTGAAGGGTCGCACGTCCCGCCCATCGGACAAGACCATTGCGAAGAGTAAGTTCTTACCTACTGCGCTCTTCAACTCTGCGAACATCGACTTGAACCATCCGATAGAGGGGCAGAAGGGGAGGGCGGTGGAGACGTACGGTGACGTGATTATGCGGGCCGCCAACAAAGGGCGGGCGTACAACATAGACCCGATGTTCGAGGTAGTCACACAAGAGGCTGCGTTTGTCAGGACATTGGTCGAATCCATGATGAACGACGATCTCACGCTCTTGTCCACGCTGGAGAAAGCGAAGGTGGTCGATCAGATCACACGCAGCTTCGATACGATCCTACGCGGGATCGAATTCGCGCAGGGCCGCGCCGACAGTCGGCCTGAGGTGCTGCTCAAGCAGGCGACGATGGAGATGTTGAACGATGAGGAGCTTGCGTCGATGGAGGCGATGTATGTGAAAGCACACCGGCGCGTAACTACAAGTGAGGAGACCCATGTTCAAGCGTACGTACAGCGGCTACCGGGCGGAGATATTGAACCACAAACATCACCTCGCCAGGTTCCTTTTTCAGCTGTTGAACCGGAACTGGGGGAAGATGATTACCCTCGGGGCGCTGACCCTGATGAGCCTCGGGAATCCTCAGGTGGCTATCGGTCAGACTACGATCGACCTGAACAAGGCGAAGCTGACTTGGACCTGGAGTCAGGGAACGGGCGGACCAGTGACCGCGTTTCGGGTGAAGTGTGGCACGGTGGCGGGAAGTGAAGCGATCCTGGTGAGCCTGCCCGATCCGGCTGCGCGGTCGGTGGCGGTGAGTGCGGTAGTAGGGAGTGCGGGGAAGTATTACTGTCGGGTGCATGCAGCGAATGCTTTTGGGGAGAGTGGCGCAAGTAACGAAGTTTTTTTCGATGCAGGCCTCATTCCCGCTGTACCTGGCAGCCTGTCGGTTCAGCCGTAGTGAGGCAAAGGCGTGATCGACCTTCAGACTCTACCGAATGATTCTCCGCTCTGGAGAGTCTATAAGGAAAAGTGCAGGCGAGATGCTCACTACTTTATCTTCAGCTCAGGGTGTTTGCGGACGAAAGATGAGCACGACTTGCTGCACCCGACAAAGACCCTCCCGCAGGAAGAGTACCTGCGGGTTCTCCTCGACTTTCTCCTCGTCTCCGGTCGTATGGTGAACCCGAAAGACGCGAAGTGGGCGCTGGAGTACGGCTACGAGATGGAGTTTCTTGACCACCTGTTCAAGGCCAGCATTCTGTTCGTCGAGAAGTCGCGCCAGGTGATGGCCACATGGCTGGTCTGCTGTTACCTCCTCTGGCGCGCCCGATCTTACCCACATCAGCTGATACTCGTACAAAGTAAACGTGAAGACGACGCGGCGAACCTCGTCTTTACGAAAGAGCCGACGATGGCGCGGATGTCTTTTATGGAATCGACCTTGCCGGAGCCGTTGCGGCTGGTGCAGTGGCCAAAAGGGGGATCTTACGCTCACCTATACTTCCCGAACGGGAGCCACGTCTGGGCGATACCTGAAGGCGGGTCGATCATACGGTCGAACACTCCCAGCGTGATCTTCTCGGACGAAGCCGCTTACCAGCCCGAGCTGGGGGAGGCGTTTACCGCGGCGCTACCGGCCATTTCGGGCGGCGGTCAAGGGATTTTCGTATCGTCAGCCAATCCTGGCGAGTTTTGCGAGTTGGTAGAAGGAGATATATCGTGACGAAAGAATTTTATAACAACGTTATCTTAATGGTAAAAAACATGGTGCCTCCACCCGCAACTTTAGCGGAGGCGGTAACGGAAGCGGCCCCGATATGGGAGCAGTTGACATTGGCGGTCAGTGATCCGAACGAAGAATCAGCCTTGCTTCTTATCCTGTCGGCGCAAACCATGATGACTTTCTTCTCGCAAGCTTTACTCCAAGAGATACGCGACGACATTCATTTCTTACGGACGAAGGAAGTTGGGACAGGGATGCGGGTGAAAATAGCAACGCCATGATTCCAGGCTTGACTACGCGAGTCACTTCATCGGGCCAGGCCGTGGTGCGCATGCACTATAGCGCGGACAGCCACAAACGTCCCGGGACCATTGCTGGAGACGCATGGCTAGCTGATTCTACGCGCAGCTACCCTGGAGGCATGGCGTCTCCTCGGTGGCAGAAAGAGCAAGAGATAGACTACGGCGCGCTAGGTGGAACGAAATTATTTCCATCCTGGTCCCAGTGGAGCCAAGCTGGCCGTATCGTGGTTCCCTTCTTCATTCCTGAAGGCTGGAAGTTGTACGGCAGCTATGACCACGGCTGGCGCAATCCGGCCTGTTATCTTGTTCATGGGATCAACTACGACGGAGACATTGTTACCCTCTGGGAGTTTTACGGGGCTGGCGTGCCGGTCGGCCATATCGCGTCGATCATCAAGGGTAAGACCGTACAGCTCCAGGATGGCAGGGAGTATGAGGGGAACCCATTCGCGGGCAAGGAAATCTACCGCATTGCCGATCCGTCGATATGGGCGGAGAATCAACCGCAAAGTGATAACACCTACAAGAGCGTGTATGAGGCGTTTCGTGACAGCGGCGTCCTGTTCAACCAGGGCGAACGCGGGGGTGACAGCACCGTAGCAAGCTGGCTACTGGGGTACTTCTGGCAGGACCTGATGAGCCCACGCTATCGGATCACGCAAGCATGCCCTAAGCTTATCTGGGAATTAGGGCAGCAGCGGTATAAGGAATTTAGCGCACGGATCGCCATGAACCGGGATCAACCGGAAGAGCTGGTAGACAAGGACAATCACGCATTTGACGCGATGAAGTATTTCCTCAGGCGCTTCCCCCCTGCCCCCAGGCGGGCGAAACCGCCACCGCCTTCTGCTACGTTTGGCTGGTGGAAACGGCAGTCGGTCGCGGATCGGCGAGAGCTGGAAGTGAGAAGTTTTAGGGTTAAGGCATAGGATATGAAACAAAAACAGGACGATACGGCGACACGCGAGAAAGTGTACGACCGCTGGCTCAGGCGGGTTGAGCGCTCAAAGACGGTGCGCAAAGATTGGGAGACGAGGTTTCGAGTAATAGACTGTGAAAAATACCTGCTTGGCGAACAGTGGGGCATGGGCGAGCGTAAGGAGCTGATCTTCAATCACTTCTTGGCAACGGTAAAGACTATTCAGCCTTCCCTGTTCGTCTCGAACCCTAAATTCCTGGTACGCCCTAAGCCCGGGCATAAGGCGGTGGCTACCGATCGTATGGCGGCGCAAGGTGAGGGCGTGCTGACTGCGATCGCCACGCAGGACCAGCACTTGGAGTCGGCTGCGAATCTGGCCATCCTCCAGTGCTTTAGCCGCGTCGCGTGCTTGAAGTCAGTCTATGCTCCGAAGCTGGAGCCTAATCCGCAAGGTGGCGATCCCATATTCGAGACCAACGAGGCGGGAATGCCCCGATTGGACCCGCAGACCTTCCAGCCGATCATTGACCCGATGACTGGCCAACCAGCGATGAACCAGGAGACTGGCGAGCCGCTAATGGACACCTCGAAGGCTCAGCCCTTGCAAATGAAGGACGAAGAGACGGGCGAGCCGCTGTTCGAGCCTGAATTCGTGGTGACCGACGAGGTGTACCGCTGGGAATGGGTTGACGCGACTAAGCTGCTACTGCCGGACGAAGGCCCGGACATGGCCAAGTGGCCGTGGCTTGGCGAGGAAATAACCGTGCCGTTATCAGAGGCCAAAGGAGACCCGCGATTCCCAGAAGAGCTGCGCATACTGCTCAAGTCGAACCAGGGCAGTGAGGACGAGCGCCGGGATATGGGCACTAGCGACGACGAGGACGAGGAAGACGGGGTAGTCAAATACTACGAGATCTACGACCTGAAGAAGAAGCGATGGCTGGTGATTGCGCCCGATCAGACGTTCAAGGAGGCGCTCATAGACTCAGAACTACCGCCCGGCATCGAGGACCATCCGTATAGCATATTGCCCGGCTGGATTCCAATCATCGGGCCGAAGCCGTGCCCTTGGCCCATGCCCTACACATCGGCATGGCTAGACCCGCAACGCGAGTACAATATCCGCCGTCAGCAGATGGTGCAGGGAGCCAAACGGAGCGCCCGCAAGGTCATATACGACGACGCGACCTTCGATGACCCGGATGAGGCGGTGAAGATGTTTCAGTCGCCCTACGACATGGAGGCGGTGAAGGTTCGGGACGTATCGCGCCCACCGCAGATGTTTTCAGAACATGACTTGAACAATTCGATCTACCGTGACGTATCATCGCTCCAGACAGACTGGATGATTATCACCGGACAGCCTGGAGCCCGGCAAGGGTCGCCGTCGAAGTCAACCGCAACGGAAGTCGGGTTCGTTGAACGGGCCGCGAACCTGCGCGATGCAGACTTGCAGACCGGGGTGCGGAAGTGGCTGACAAACGCGGGCCTGAAGATGCTGAAGCTAGTGCAGGCGACTATGACTCTTGATATGTGGGTACGGATCAAGGGCTTCGACGATCAGGAAATCAAGGAGTACGCGACGAACGTGTACGGCCTGACTCCGCAGACCTTGAAGTACTTTCCGGGCTTACGCGACGCGATGGCTGAGCGCTTAGGCCAGCAGAAGTGGCAATCCGTTACCCGAGAACAGCTCATATTCGACGGCATTGTGGAAGTTGTGCCTGGAAGTTTCCGACCTCGGAACCTTGACGTCGAACGCGAACAGTGGCTTGGCTTTTTGCAGATTATGGGACAATTCCCTCAGCTGGCCATGTCCCGCGAGCTGCTGGCAGAAACGGCAGCTAAGTTTGACTTTATTAGTGAACGTATGCTAGACGAGATGACCGCTCTTTCTCAGCAGATGATGCAGAACCAACAACAGGTGGCCGGTCGCGAACAGGGCGGGACGAACGGGCAAGGTTCGCAGCCCCCGCCGGGCGGACCACCGCCGGAGGGACAATAATGCTTAAAGGATACCGAACTTATATTACCGCAGGAATTATCGCCGCCGTGCAGATCGTCGAAGCGTTCGGGCTGCTGCCGCCGGGGATAGGGGAGATATTGACGAATCTCTCGCTTGGAGCTGGCCTAGGTTTCTTGCGCGCAGGCGTTGCGGCCCCAAGGCTAAGGAGGAAGAAAACTAATGTGGAAGCTTCATAATTATGCTTGCTTCAATGGGCACGAATTCGAGGCCTTGGAAGATTCTAAAGACGACGAATGGTCGGAGTGTGAGGAGTGCGGGCTTGTAGCGAAAAGACAAATTGGCGGCATTGGTCGCATGTTGTGGTACGAAGAGGGAAGGTCTCGGATGGATTACCACCTCGGGCATAGGCCGGTTGAAATCACCAGCGAAAGACAACACCAAAAGGAAATGAAAAAGGCTGGAGTGGCCTTGGCGGGCACCCGCCGCGGAATGCCGGGACAATGGGTATGATTGAGAAGCTTGAAATTGAAGAAGCTCGAAAAGTCATGTGGGAAGCATTTACAGCTGACGCTGGCCTTAGAGACGTCTATATTGCCACTATCGCTTGCCTGTTGACGGACACGCAAGCCTCCGCTGGGGAAAAGTTGGACTTTAACAACTATGCTACCAGGATGGCCGTCGCGGAAAAAATCTTCAACTGTATATACAGGGAATATGGCAGCTGGAATACTGGGGGCGTGCCCTAAAGGAAAGGGCAATGGGTCTGATCGAGGAGGCAATAATGAGTATGGCAGGATGGGTAGACCTTAAATGTCACGGGTGCGGTGGCGATCTATTCACGCAGGCAGTAAAGATGGTGTGGAAGCGCGGTGGCGGCGCAACGCCCTCACCGGCAGGTATGGTTTGTATGAAATGCGGACTTACTGTGGACGTGGGCAGGATGACCGCACGGCTGGAGCTGGATGAAGCAAGGCGTATTGTCGCGGACCTGGAAGAGGCTGGGCATTGAAATGTGTGGCAAATTCTGCCATGTAAGAGGAGATGCTTAATATGAAGTTGAGAATTTGGGGGAAACAGTTCCTGGCGCACGCCTGGAAGCTGCTCGTCCAAGAACATGGTCAAGTAGGAGACGCGGGAATGGCCGACAGCGGCGGAGATGCGTTTGGGGATAGCCAACAGGCATCGCCTGACGGATTTGACGCCACTGACGACACAACCGGCATGACGGTACGCGAAGAGGCGCAACCTGTCCAGGCGCAACAGCAGCCTGCGCAGGCGACAGAAGAATCCTTTGTAGATCCATCCAGTTTACCGCCTGAATTGAAGGCGCACTGGGGTCGGATGCACAAGGCGTACACCAAAGCCCTGGAAGGGGCACGGGGTGTACAAGACAAGGCGGCTATCGTTGACCGATTTCAGAACGATCCGCAGTTTGCAGCGCAGACCGTGGCTCAGTGGGCGCAACAAAATGGCGTCCAGTTTGCCCCTCGCGGGCAGCAGCAGGCCCCACAACAGCAGCAGGGCGGCAACGTTCCTGCGCAGATTGTGGAAGCGATGCGGCAACAGCTCAAGGCGACAACGCCAGAGCTGGAGTGGATGGCTCCCTCACTGGCTCCGGCTATGTGGGCGGCGATTCAGCAGGCCGTAGCTCCCCTGGCCCAGGCGCAGCTACAGTCGCAGCAGGGGCAATGGCAAGCGCGCCAGCAGCAGGAGCAGGCATACTACGGCCAGCAGTTGCAGGCGTATCAACAGACAACGAACCAATTATCGGAATCGCACCCTGGCTGGGAAGAACGCGAAGACGAGATGACGGAAATGCTGAATTTCTTCACCTCCCCAGAGCTGCATCACCCTCAGTACGGTAGCAAGGTTGAGCTTCTGTATAATCTTGTGACCGGAGGGTCGGCAGCAACACAAAAGGCCGTGCGGCGCATGAATGACGCAACGCGGCTTCGGTCGGGCAGTGGGCAGGTGGGAAGAGCGGCGACGACGAACGTCTCGGAACGGGTTCGCAATGCAAGCTCTCGCAGCGATGCTTTCCGCATTGCAGGTGAGGCGGCGATCGCTCAGTTGGGATAGCCTAGGTGGCGGTCTGGAAGAGGTGGAAGATGGGTTTTCTTAGGAAATTATGGCAGGGTGTGGTAGCCCTGGCAGTCGGTGAGGAAGGGCAAGTCCCTTCCTCGTTGACTGACAGCTATGACGCCCTTTTGACGACTACGTTACGGAATTATCAGCCTAAAATGCGCGATAATATCACGCGGGGCAATAAGCTCGTTTCGTGGCTCAAGTCTAAGGGTCGTACGCGCAAAGTGGACGGTGGAGAGCGGGTCCAAGTGCCGCTCATGCACGCGCAAAACAACACGGCAGACATTTACAGCGGATATGGGCTGCTGGATACAACTCCGACAGACGGCATTACGTCCGCATTCTACGACTGGGCTCAGCTCAGTGTATCGATCACGATCGCCCGCAAAGAGAAGCGGCAGAACAGTGGCAAGCACAAAGCGCTTGACCTGCTCGAAGCTAAGACCATGCAGAGTGAAGCCAGCTTGAAAGAGCTGCTGAATAACTGTCTGGTGGCGGGCCGTATCACTTCGGGTGTTACTGGAGCCAGTGGTCAGTTCTCTGCCCGGGCAGGACGCCTGGACAGTGGCGCTGCTGGTCCTCTCCCTCTGGCGGTGTTGATCGACGTGGATAATGATCGCAACGTTGCCGTTGGCAACATCAACCCCAGCACGTATGCGTTCTGGCGCAATCAGGCGAAGTCTTCGACCGCGACTACATTCGCAGGGCTGAAGCTGGAGATGAACGGTCTCTACAATGACTGCTCGAAAGGAATCGGCGGAAACGTAGACCTTATCATCATGGATCAGGTAGCGTGGGAAACGTACTGGGGAAGTCTCCAGACGAACGAGCGCTATATCATCGATAGCAAGGAAACGATCGATATCCTCGGTGGGTCCGACGCCCTGAAGTTTCGCGGCGCGGCAAGCATCTGGGATGAAGTGGTCCCTGACCCGGAGACGAACGCGGAAGTTGTTTCCGCAGTCGGCACCGTGTCGGCATCGACCATGTACTACATCAACTCCGACGCGTGGGACTACATCGTAGACTCACAGACGGACATGATTACTACTCCGTTCCTACGGCCAGAGAACCAGGATGCTTCCGTAGCCCAGATTCTTCACATGTGTTGCACGGGTGTAAACAACCGACGCAAGAACGGGGTCCTCTACGGCATAAGCCGTACGATCACTGCGTAGTCGGTGGTACGTAACAAAACGGGAGGAGTGGGAGACGTTGCTCACCCTCTGCCAGTCACAACAAACGTATAGAGGATGTAAATATGATTTTCCAAAGAGTAAATAGAACTGACCCCGAGCGGGTGTTCGTTGTAATGAGAAATAACGAAGGTGCGTCAATGCCCAAGGACTCGGCTTGCGGGCTTGAGCTTGCGAGCGCCAGCGTTGACGGGGTGCGGGTACGACAGCTAGACACCGCCCTCGCGCACACCTTCGTCGGCATTGTGGATGCAGCGATTGCAGACGGGGCATACGGCTTGATTCAGGTCTATGGCTACCGTAGCACCTCGCTGATTCTCACGACTAATACTTCGATCACTACCGGGGTATGTCTCGTTCCCGTGGTTGCCCAGGACTACCTGGTCTCCTCGGCCACGGTTCTCACAAGCACTGCGGACTACACCAGGTCGCCAATTGTGGCGTTTCTGTGTGAGAGCATCACGACCAGCACATCGACCGTGTCGCGGAAGATTTTTATCCGCGCAATGTAAACTAGCAAGACCTCCCTACGGCACGGAACCCTCCGCCTACCGTAGGGCCTAGCCCTCGGCAGTTCTCCCTCCTTTCTCCTGCCGGGGGCTTCTTTTTGTCCGCCGTCTGGGGTATGTAAGAAAATGAAAGGAGAGGCCTATGGAGGGCGACTCAACATTTCACGTTCCTGGCTTCACTATTCCCGATGCCGCCTACGCCTTGCTAGAGCAATTTTGCGAGCAGGCGGGGTGCGATATGGAAGAGGCGCTTCGTATTGCCGTTTTTCACTTACTGGGATCTTGGGAATTCGACAAACAAAAGCGAGAGGAGATATCAAATGATGGAGAACATGCAAAAACTGGAGACAGATCCAGAATCGGACGCGGCCACCAACCCTACTGAGGAGCAGACGGCTCCGCCGCCCCTTGGGCGGTTCAACATGGCGATTCAGCGGTGGCTAAACCGCTGGCACGGTCTGGGCTTCGGCCCGGACCAGTGGCGCTACTATCGGTGTGAGGGATGCCGCAACATTGTTACCTGGAACACGATAAAACTAGGCGGATGTTTCTGCGGGATTAGCAACAAGATCAGGCCAGCCTCGCTGACGCGGTGGGAGATGGCGAAATGTCTCTTTTTCCCGTGGACTATATAGGAGGGAACATGGACGACGTGAAACCAGTCAATATCTTCTTCACGACCACGGGGTATGGTCCAATGTGGGCTCCCGCGGTGGCTTCATGGCTGCGGGTGGTAGGAAGGACCAGCAGGGAATTTACGGTTACAGGCGCGGGCAAGATCGGCGGAGTGGGAGTTACGGACAGGCACTATACACACGTGGCTCAGAATACTTTAGTTCAAGAATTCCTAGATGAGCCTGACGCGACCCATCTTTTCTTCACAGAGATGGACATGCTACTTCCTGACGACGCAATCCTCAAGCTGCTTGCGCTCGACAAAGACATCGCGTCCGGGCTCTACTTCCTGCGCAACGGCGACGGTCAGCCGTGCTTGTACCAGAAGACCGCAGTCGCTAGGGACCATCCTTATCCCATGAGCCCGGTGCGTTGTTTCCCTACGGAGCGTCCATTCCGGGTTGACTGTCCCGGGCTTGGCTGCGTCTTATTCAAGCGTAGCGTCTTCGAGACGATGAGATTCCCGTGGTTCGACCTCAAGGCGGGAGAGAAGGGGTACGGAAGCGACCTCTTTTTCTATACCCACGTGAAGGACGCAAAGATCGAATGCTGGTGTGACCCTACCGTGCGCTGCGATCAGATAGACTACTGCGTTGTCAACTTTGCGACCTACGAGGCCAAGATAGCGAAGGACCCGCTCTTCCGAGGGAGCGCGGTTGTTTTGGGCGGTCAGGACGGGGGGATACAATGACGCCAATCCGGCTTAACCTCGGCGCGGGAGCCGCCCCCATGGCAGAATGGACTAATTGCGACCTTTACCAGGCCGAAGGCATAGACCTGGTGTTCGACCTGATGAAGCCCTGGCCGATAGCGGACAGCTCGATTCAGGCCGTATATGCTTCCCACGTCCTAGAGCATCTATCCGACCCTAAGGCGTTCTTCAGTGAACTGTGGCGGGTCTGCCAGCCGAACGCCAGCGTTGTCATTAGGGTCCCTTACGGCGGATGCAACCTGGCCATGTCGGACATTGAGCATGTACGCCCATGGTTTGCAACAAGCTTCTGTTCTATGCAGCCTCAGTACACTAACGATTCCAGATGTTTGCAGCATGCGGATTGGGCATGGCCGTTCGGGATAGCTATTGTCCAGTTGCAGGTGTGTGAGTCCATTGCGCGCAAGATGGGCCATTGGTATTGGCGTCTCCTCGGTGAGGATTGGATTCCCTATTTGTGGAACGCTATTGTGGAAGTGAAGGCACACCTCTATGCTTTGAAGACACCGGAGGCGGTGGCGGAATACTGCTCCACGCATGAGCGGATGAATACCGTGCCCGTAAATTACGTGGCGTGGCAGCATCAGGTATTCGGCACGAAACCGCCTACGGGTAACGCGACGCTTATCAATATTGCAGACGGATCTTTAGCTCTGCGTTGACGTACAGGAGACGGACATGGCATTAGCTGACGCTGATATGTTGAGTGGGACAGTGACGTTATTAGTAGACCGTGGAGTGAATAAGGTCGCGAACACGAATGCAGCCCTTATGCGGATCTTACCCTGGGCTCAGTTCACGTCCGGTTCCGATACGGAACCGAAGTACATGATTCCGACCCTTCACGCTCTCGGGTTGCTATCCGAAGACTTTGGCCCCAACTTCGCACGGGTAGCACAAGAGGATATGCGCCATACCGGCATGCCGTTAGAGCCAGCGAGTCCAGATAACGGCGTGACCAGCGTGCATTTCTTCGGGGATATCTAATGAATGAATATCTGACGGTGGGAATCGTGCTTGCAGCAACAGCGGTCCTTAGTATTTTTATGATCCCCGTGGCGCTAGAGATTGCGGAGCGGTGGCGGGGAGACTGGGCTGGTAAAGATTAGGGGCTAAAGGAAATGGAGCATTACACAAAGAGGCGAGTATGCGGCAACTGTGGCCATGACGGCTTTATCTGGGAAAACGTGTCTTTCATGACGGAAGGACTACCCGAGAGAATCGTCGCCCGCCGTGCCTGCGCAAGGTGCAATGTTCCTAGTCCTTATGGCGACAACGACATACTGGTGGACCATGAAGAAAAGCGAACTACGGACGCGGGTGCAGGATGCGTTGAACGACTCGACGGCGGTGGCGTGGACGAGCCTCCAGGTTGACCACGCAATCCTCGAAGCCGCCGAAGTCTTAGCCGAAGAAACGCGGGCGATCAAACGCTCCGCAATCGTCCCTTTACAGCCTGGCTCCTCCTACTACTACACGCAGGCGATCGCGGACGACCTGCTCTTCCCTTACCGAGTCTGGAGCCAGCGCGACGAGCGGCGATTGACGGCATTGAGCCTCAAGGAGCTAGACGCCTACCATCAGGAATGGGACACCGTGACCGGAGACCCGGAAGTGTGGTGTCCTCTATCATGGGACGTGTTTGTGATCTGGCCGCGAACGGCGGAAGGTGGCGGCTGGCTACGGATTGATTACGTAGCATGGCCGCAAGACAACCTAGGGGATGACGACATGTGGGACATTCCGGAGCAGAGCCAGGACGCTCTCGTTCACTATGCGCTCTACGACTCACTTCTCAAGTATTACGACCAGAGCGCGGCGGAGACTAACCTGGGCATTTTCCTACAGCAAGGCATGTCCGCCGGAAACCGCAGCGGCGCGCGCAAAGACCAGGCGCGAGAATGGGCGCGTGAAGGGTTCCCGTCCTTCGAGCTGCCGTCGAGCGTGAGGAGCTAAAGCATGCCAAGTATCACGATACCATGGCTCGGAAGAGGCGGCAGGAATCAGGGCGGCAATAGCAATAGCAACAATCAGCAGCGACCGCCTGCCTTATCCTACGAAGAGCAGCTCAACGCCTGGCGCGGGTCGGGTATCCCCGAGCCTCCTATGCCGCCTCCTAACCCCATGCCGGTACCTCAAGTCCCGGACCTGAACTACGGCGGCGGCCAAACGAATTGGATGCCTCCACAAGGTGGGGGAGGCCAGGTCTACGGCAATCAGCCTAGCGGATGGGACATGCGCAATTGGTATCGGCCCGATATCCCCTATGGTAACGGCGGTCAGACGAACTGGATGCCTCCGCAGGGCGGAGGTGGGAAGTACGGATTCGGCGGCGGCCAGACGAATTGGATGCCGCAGCAGTCGGGTGGTGGCGGGAAGTACGGATTCGGCGGAGGTGGTGGGGGAGGCCAGGGGATGGACATGCGGTCTATGGGCGGCTTATTCGAGGCGCTGATGCGTCTCTTTCAGTAGCAGAGGAAGTGAAGTTATGGCAACGAACGTTACGGGCGGATCGATGGGTGGCCCCGCTAAAGGCAAGAAGCTTAGGGACGCACTCGTTCCGCCTATTGCTGGCGGTTTCTATAGCCCTATTGGCGGTGGTGGTGGCGGCGGTCAGACGAACTGGAAACCCCCAGGCGGAAGCTCTACGGCGGGCGGAGTCACCAGCAGTCCCGCCGGAGGTAGTGACCCAAGCTACTGGACTCCAGATAGAATGAGGAACGCAAAGCCTATGGGCATGTCTCGGGGTGGCGGTGGTATAAATCCAGCGACAGGTGTTGGAGCTGCTCCCAGTGGGCAAACTAACTGGATGGGAGGTAGCGCTCCGGGCGGATTAGGTAGCGGCGGAACCATCGGTGGTGGACTGAACAAACCTATTGCTGGAGGTCTCCTTAGTCCCATTGGCGGCGCGCCAAGTATTTCCAGCCCTATTGGTGGAGGCAGCGGCGGACCCGTCGCAGGCGGTTTTCTTAACCCCGCAACCGGCACTCCTGGCGTCTCCAGCCCTATTGGCGGTGGTGGTGGCGGGCCTACCGTTGTAGACGGATCTATGGGCGGCGGACAGCCCGGCGGACAGACGAACTGGACGGGTGGTGGTGGTGGCGGCCAGACGAACTGGATGCAGCCTGGCGCGGGGGGATATCAGCCGTCTTTCCCAGGCATGGGCTCCGGCTTCTCTAGCCCCATTGGCGGAGGTGGCGGTATGCCCGGCGGTTTCTACAGTCCTATTGGTGGGGGCGGTCAGACGAATTGGATGGGCGGCGGATCGCAGGACGTGGTACAGAGCCTGCCCGCACTAAAGCTTCTACAAGCGCTATTCGGTGGCGGCGGATATTAAGGAGAAAGCTATGGCAGGACTATTTGAAGCGACGCAAAAAAACAGAAACAAGATGCCGCCTGGTGCAGGCTACGACGCAAAGTATAAGGCCATGCTAGCGAACGCTCCCGCGAACCAGGCACGCGCCGAGGCTTGGCGAGCCGAGTACAAGGCGGGTGGTGGCCCGATGATGGACAAGGCACGCGCCGATCAGGCAGCAAAGACAAATGCGTATCGCAACAGCGGCGAGTACCGATCCATGGCTGATCTTTTTCCCCCAGGCTACAGTGAGAATGAACGCATGGAAGCTTTCCTCCCTGGAGGGGGCCCAGAAAAAGCCGAGCGCAGAAACCGATGGATGCAAATGTGGGGCAGTGGAGCAGGGGGGACGCTGGGGCAGGCGCAAGAGGAGGCAAGACAGAGAGGCTGGGACACTGTACAGCCTGGCGTGGCGAACTACCTCTCCAACGAAGAATGGGCAAGGCGATACCCAGATAGGAACCTAAAGACTAACTTTGACGGCCAGACGTACTATCAGCGAGGGCAGGGGCCGAGTAATGCTCCCCAGCCCCCGCAGGCTCCGGCCCCGCAGAGTGGTGGAACATCCACCCCCCAGGAGATAGCAAATATCTGGAACCCTACGGGTGCACCCCCAGTCCCGCAGAGCGGCGGAACGTCCACTCCCCAAGAGCGGGCGAATATCTGGAACCCTACGGGTGCACCCCCAGTCCCGCAGAGCGGCGCGCCGCCATACGACAACGGCCCGCAGATGAACATGCTACCTCAAGGGCTTGGCTCCTTGTTGAAGTTCCTAGCGGGTCGTAAGGGCTACGGCTTCGGCGGCTATGGTGGTGGTGGCGGCGGGAATAATCGTGGCGGTCAAATGCAGTCATGGCAAATCCCCGGGATGATAGCTTAAGCAATGAGAACAGTAAGTGACGACCTGGACCTTATCCAGAGCCACCTGCACGATAACGGCGAGTTGTGGCCACGGAGCGAGCTGCTCCGCTGGTACAATGACGCCTACGTACGGATGCTAGCGGATTCGCAGGCCGTGAGGCGTATCTTCATCGCGGACGTTCCTGGTCGTGTGGGATGGGCGTTCTCGCAGGAGTGGGAAGACCGCCATTGTCCCGGGCTTCACCGGCGCTTCACCAGGCCGTTCGTCACGCATGCCTGCTCGTTCACCTGGGAAGTAGAGACGGTCGGTGACCTTGAGACGGTCAACGCCAGTGGAGATACGGTCACGCAGCTCTGGGAACGCGCCTACAGCGATGACATTGACGCTCATTTCCGCTTTTCCCTGTCGCGCCAGCATGATCGAATCGTGCGGGTGCAGTGGGACGATAAGGCCCTTCATGGCGTCAGTGAGAGCGAGCTGGACCTACAGCAGCAGAAGTGGTGGCAAGAGGATGGAGAGCCCCTGTATTGGCTTAGCGGAATAGGGAGGGATCACAGTGTCGAATTATTCGCGATTGAAACTACCTACGGACAGCAATACGAGCAGAAGGGCTCTCAGGGTCTGCCTCGGCATTTTACTGGTAGCCGAACTTATAGTATGGCAACGGCAGTCACGCGCAACGCCTACGCATATACGTCCGGCGGTGACAGTGGAATGCTCGCGGGTCTCGGATGGCGGGTCAGTCTGCTGGGTACGCTCTCAACCGACGCGGTGGGTCTGTGGAGTTGGGAACGAGATACCATCGACGGAGCAACTACACTCGCCGATGGGGAGAGCATAGGAACATACTGGTGGGAAACGGAATTCGAGGCATTAGGTGGTCCATCGGCTCATGTGAGTGCAGTGGGCGTGGCCAGGCGCATACTGTCTAACTCCCGGCAGTATGCGCCACAAGCCTATGCTGACGGCGTAGTACAGTTCCTTGGCGCACCGCGGGACTATAAAAGCACGGTCGGATCGCTGGCGATGGTGCAGGCGATAGTGCCGACACGGCAGCTCAAGGAAGCCGAAGCTGCGGCGCTCGTACCTCCAGGCTTACGCAAATATCTCAGGTACTTCGTCCTTTCTCGCGCGCTCGGTCGCAAGGGGGAAGGGCAGCAGAAGACCATCGGCTCGCACTACGAGAAACGGTTCGAGCGTGGCGTAGGGTTCTTTAAGAAACTAAGCAACATTGTCTTCGCCGATCGCAATTATGGACGGCAGGACGTGGGCGGGCAAGGGATGCGGCGATTGCCTCACCCCCATTTGCCAGCAGAATTTGAAAGGGTGTGGTAAATGTCTGACGTGTGGCCGCTCCATGGTGACGGGCAGCGGTTTGAGACGGCGGGGACCGTTGCGGCTACTACATCCCTGACGGACATTCCGGAAAACGCAGCGGCGAATACTAAGGGCGCATATGCTGAGCTTATAGCTTCCACTGCGTTCGACGCAGTAGGGTTTCTGTTGAACATTTGCTTTACTCCAGCAAATTCCCGCTCTATGCTCCTCGACATTGCCGTGGGGGCGGCGGCATCAGAGACCGTCATCCTTGCCGATATCGCCTTCACGCACGGATCGGCTTCGTTTAGTACCCATCTTGTCTATATCCCACTGCCAATCCCGGCAGCGTCACGGGTTTCGGCGCGGTACGCTACTACTACCGTCGCAACGGCAAATCTGATGGTAGCGGTCAATTTAGTAGGTGCGGGTTTTGCGGGAGGCTCACCCTACGGAAAGGCTGAGACCTGGGGGGCAACGGCAGCGGATAGCGGGGGAATCCAGGTCGTCCCTGGAGTCACGAACGCAAAGGGCTCATACTCGCAAATAGTGGCGGCATCCGCTTTTGACGTGAACGCGATTATTGTTTGCGTAGGGAATAGCGCAGCGGACTATGCGCTTGCTGCGCAACGCTACCTATTTGACGTTGCCGTGGGCGGCGCGGGGGTTGAGCAAATCCTTTTTACGGACCTTCTTTTTGCGGCGGACGTATTCGAGGACTCGCCTCACCAGCAGATTATGGGACCGTTCCCTTGTATGATTCCGGCTGGGTCTCGCGTGGCAGTCAGGGCACAGACGAGTGCGGGCACTACGGACAACTTCGACTTTGTCATTATTGGCTTCAGTACGTAAGGAGGAGCTATGCCGACCCAGCCGAACAATGGAACCCAAACAGCAGTGATTGACACGATTCACACCTTAGCCACGATTACGACCACGGGCGTGTACGAATTGGCGGTAGACACGAACGCGATGGTGGCGGGAGACACGCTAGTCTTGCGTGTTAACGACAGGGTGCTGACCGGAGGAAGCAACAGACTGACATATAGCGCCACCTACGCAAACGCGCAGGCAACTTTTATCAAGAAATCACCGCCAATTGTCGTCCTATTTAACTGTACGTTTACGCTTGAACAACAGGACGGCACGGGGAGAAACTTCCCGTGGGCCATCAACAAGATTGACGCATAGGGGCAAGAATGACTGGCGCAAGTTTTACCTCAGCCTATCTCTTCGATAGCGGCGCGGGCACTCCTGGCGAATCGGGCGCGGTAGCCTCTCGTAGTGTTATCAGGATTCGCATGATCGGATCATGGCTCGTGTGGCTAGCCTGGGGGTGGTATGCCTATACGCAATAGTAAAGTCCTGGAAGTCGTTGGCTGGGCTGGGGTCAACCTACGGGCTGACGCCGCCGACCTGTCCAACCACGACCTCGCAGCGGCCAGCAATATCGATCTACACTCGCGCATCGCCATCGCCGCGCAACGCCAGGGCAAGGAGAAACTATTCACG